TACCCATAATAAATAGCTAGAGCAGTTAATCCTTCATGAACATTATTAGATGCTCTACGTTCTGTTATACCAAATTTGTGAGCAATTTCAATGATACCATANTTCTCCCAGCAAAAGAACTTGAGAATTTTTTCATANTGAGATCCAATCTCTTCACTAATTCGTACCATTTCAAAAATGGCTCCAAGTTTAGAGATTAACATATCAGGTTTAGAACCATCTATTCTAACATCTTGAACACATGATTTAAGTCCTGATGTAGCAATCTCACAGAGTCTTCTGTATCTAGAACCTGCTTCATACTTATTAACAGAAATAAGTTTACGATGTAACATATAGGAAAGACGGGATTCTCTAATGTTATACCAGACTTTCTTCTTATCAATAATAGTAGATATGAGTTCAGGCTTTTCTATCTGACGCATTAATTAGATTTATAAAACCTTTCTAATTCTTTATCAACAAACTCTTTAAAATTAGAGTTAGACTGATAAAATTTAGATAAACGATAAACTCTGTTTTTATGCTTACATCCATGGAAACGAGCAATAAGGCTCTTGCACCCATACTTGTGTGTAGGCTGCAATAGCCAACATAAGATGATAGAAAGATTATAGTTCTTATATTCTTCTCTATCTCTGATATCCTTTTTGCCTTTCAAGGCATCTAAGGATATGTTATAAGTTTTTGAACAATACTTTTGTATACTAGAAATCATAAGGAGGAAATTATGCTTAATATTGAATATCGACATTCTGCATCTAAAGGTAATACGTTTATTGATTGTCCGCCATTTTGGATAATTCATGAACTATATGAACATGAATCTAAACCAAATGCGAGGATGAAGATGGGACTAGCTGCTGAAGAGGCAGCATATTATTCACTTAAACAAAAATTAAGTGAAGATGCTACCACAAAAATAGCTAAAGACAAATATATTTTAACACATGAAGGAAATGAAGATGATGATGAATGTGTATGGTCTGCACATATAGCCAACAGATTCGTTAGTGAGTTAAAACAATTTGGTAAGATGGTATCTTGGCAAAATGAAAAACAAGTACCAGGTAAAAAATGGGGACTAAAATATGATGTAGTGGGTAAAACTGACTTCGAATTCGAAGATGTTATAATTGATACTAAAGCTACAGCATATATTAGAAGACTAAAGGCAGGGCATGTAGATCCTAAATGGTATCCAAAAGAGGCTGATTTAAGACAACAATTCTTATATCGTGAACTNTTTGGTAAGAATACTGCGTTATTATACTGTTCATATAAGGATTCTCATGCAGTAGATTTGGCAGATAGAATAGGTTATTTAGAACAAATGCTACAAGCCTTTAGAACAATAGAACATATCTTAAAGATAGCGAAAAATAAGAAGGATATTGTACGAATGTATCCCTTGACATTCGACAATTTCCGATGGAAAGGATCTCCTGATGCAAAGGAATTCGCTANAAAGGTATGGTCAGAGGCTTTCAAATAATGTATAGATTTGTATGCATAAAATCGGAAGTATAATTAAACAAATAAATAAAAGGAGTAAAATGGAAACACAAACATTTGAATGTAAATTTAAACGTGCATTTGAAAAAGACAATGGTGGTGTAACTTTATACATTACTAAAGACGATGGTACAGATATGACNNTATATGGTGAGGCTCTAGGTACTTCAAGATGGCAACAAGGTGCCAGATTAAAGATAGCAGCTCAACCAGTTAGGACAAGCAAGAATGGTAAACAATATCAAACTGCTACATCTATTGAAAATCTTGATGGTGAAGTAGCTGTACCAGAAAATAATATGGTAAGTCCACAAGGAGTTAAAACTGTTAAAGATTTAAGTGCTCAATGGAAAGAAAAATACAGATTAACTATGAGTAACTTATTAGCATCTTGGTTAAGTTCTGGAAAAGAATTAACTCCAGAAGCTCACAAGACTATAGATCTAATTGTTAGAGATATATTAGATGCTAAATATGACGGAGAAGTAGCTCCGTTCTAAACCGAATAGTTGTGCATGACTCCCTTTAATACCCAATACATAATCATGTACGACTTGCTAGGTGGGAGTGTTAATTAACTACGAAAGGAAATTGTTAAACAACTATATGTCTCCCACCTGGTTAACCTAGAAATCAATATGGAAATAATAATGTTAATAATCCATTTATTAAATGGAGAGATAGCAAAGATCCCTATGGGGATTGTTGCTAGTGAACTTACTTGTAGTAGTGCTTTAGAAAAAATAGTAGATACTCAAGAAGATAAAACAGCTATTGCTTTTAATGGTGTACAAGTAATAGCTTATTACTGTAAGAACAATAAAGGAGATTGGATACCATGATAACAGAAGATAGATTAGAACAGGCTTTAAAGTATATAGCTGATACTGATGAGAGTAGTGCTGAAGCAAGTGCTAATGTTAAATACTTGGATAGACTTCTTAAAAGAAAAAAAGCATTATTCATTACAGGTGAACAAACTTTAAAGTCTATCTCTGCCAAAGAACAGGGATTCTATGCATCAGATACTTATAAGAATGCAGTAGAAGAATTATTTAATGCAGATGTTAAGGCTGCTACAATGGAAAATAAAAGAGATAAAGAAGGTCTTATAATAGATTTATTCAGAACACTAGAGGCTAGTAGACGTAAACATAATATATGATTTATAAGTTTAAAGTATGGTCTTGGAAACCTATGTATACAGAAATTTATTTAGTTGCTTTAGAAGATGATGAAGCTGTTAATACTTTTAAGAAATTAAATAAAGATGAATTTGTTTGGAAAGTAGATTCAATGAGAGATGAAAGAGTTACATATGAAGTAATTAAAGATGCACAGATGGAACCAAGAAAAGATACAGAGAATACAGAATCAAGAACTGAGTCCTGAAATTTGTTTATGGAAAGGTGTTTTTACACAAGCTCTATCAGATGCTATATATGATGGATCTCGTTTAGATTATCTTCATTGGAAAAGAAGAGCCATGGTTTGGCTAACTTCTTATTCAAAAGATTTCCAAATGGTTATGATGTTTGCCGAATATGAACCTGCTTATATGTTTNGTAAATTAACCAAAGCAAATAAAGAAGGATATTTTATAATGACAGAAGAACAAAATAATATCTTATGTAAAATAGTAGAGTATAAACCTAAAGTAAAATATAAACCGAGGTTTAAATTAAAATTTTAATGACAAATAAAGATATGTTTAAAGATACTACTTATCAAAGTTTACATAGACAGGTTGATGGAAATCACTATAAGAAATTTAAAATTGAACCTGCACATTTCATTAGTGAAAATCATTTAGAATGGGCTGAAGGTGAAGCTATTAAATATATTTGCAGACACAAACTAAAAGGTAAAGAGCAAAGTATTAAAAAAGCTATTCATTGTCTTGAGATGATTCTTGAGAGAGACTATGATTAACTTTTTTTCTGCTATACTTAGTCTTATCTTTAAATCTTTTATGCTTATGTTCTGGTAATGTTCTAGCAACAGGGTTTCTGTTAGCTGATTCTTTTAATTTCTTATAATAATTAGGATGATGCCAGGCAAAAGTCATTAATCGTCAGCATCATCTCCAACACAGAAGTCGTCTTCAGTAGTGTATGCCTTTGGTTTACAATTGCAACCAATACAGTCGCAATCCACAACTATTTTGTGTTCGTCATTTTTATTACAATGACACAAATGTTCGCATCTTTTACAATTATTCATATTAACCCTATATACTAAATGGTTTAATTTATTTTTTTATCTTAAAGAAATCTTCAAAAAAATCTTGCCAAAACTTCTGAACTTGTTCTTGATACTTCTTTGCTTTTTCAGGTTGTTCATTGGTAAATTTTTCCACATAGACTTTCCACTCTGCATAAGTTGGAATTTCTAAATCGAATTTAAACATATTTTCTCCTTTCTTTTTCTTAATTGTTTATTCATTTCACTTGATTCCTTACACTATCTATGAAGTTATAAACACGACCAAATTGTTTATCTATATTCATTAGTTCGTTCTGCATCATACTTACTAT